ATAGGGTAAATCAAGCAGTCTCTGCAGCAATTAAATTTAATCCATCGTGCATGGGTCCAGTTGACATCATAAGCGCTTAACGCTATACTTATAGTATGTTAAAAGAAGAAGACTACGCAGAGTTTGACATTTGGTTGAATAACGGAATTGATCGTGGATGGATCACAGAACCATTTTGTAACACACATGATGGTGATCCATATATGAGCGAAGAAGAAGAGCAAGAGTGGGAGACTGGCGGAGATCCTTGCCAGGTAGTATTTAAAATAAAGGAATAAAATTGAAAAAAATAACTATCGTTTTGTGTTTGGCCTTACTAAATATTGTTGGTATTAATAACGCATCTGCCCAAGAATGGAAGCGTTATCAAGAGTTTACAGTTGCACTGGGTAATCAATTTGCTGCCCCAATGAGATCAATCGAATTTCCAAAACAGTCTGATAGTTTTAATATCATGGGTTGCACTAGTGAGCCAATACATCCCTATGTAGTTGTCACAGCAGCACATTGCATCTGGGGTATCTATGGGGACACTGCAAGTGAATACTTCTACAATGGTGGTGTCATTTGGATTCAAGAGCCTGGTAAACGTGCAGATGACCCTTCTGCTAAAAGAGTTAAGGTAGTCAAGGTTATCAATCCAGAATCAATAGGAAATGTCAAATCATTTCCAGTTGGAAAGGTTGAATCACAAGATGATATTGCCTTTTTGGTTTTGGAAAAGCCAATTGTTACTGAAGTAAAGCATAAAATTGCAACATTAGAACAGATCAAATTTGCTATAGACAACAAGTTAAAGATGCGAGTTTACGGCTATGGGTTAAACTCCGTTGCAGAGCAAGATGCATATTATGCAACACCAGAAAACTTAAGATATAAAGTTTCTGATCAACTTGATCCAAGAAAGTTAGAGTACGACTTTGTAGCGGAAGCAATGCCTAGCGGATACACCCATCATGTTGGATTTCCAAAAATGGTTTTAGCAAGATCTCCTATTTGTGGTGCACTTGGAACTTCTGGCTCCCCTGCAGTAATTGAAATCAATGGCGAAGAGTTCCTTGTAGGTCCTGGGTCTCACTCAACTGGATGGAATTGCCCTGAGTTAAAGAATCATGACGAAAACGAAGCGAGAACCAGCATCTTCTACAAGTACAGAAACATCTCCTCTCATATCATCATTGCAAATTACCCAGAACTCATGAAGAAAGCAATATCTATGGGTGATGAGTTAAAGCAAAAAACTGAGGATATGGCTAAAATTACAGAAAGTAACTCAGTAAAAAATGAAAAAGTATCTGATGTCACAACAAATATAGATGTGCCCTTGTCAGTTGAGGCCATCAAACCAGCAACCACACAACAGACAAAAACAAAACAAACCTATAAGATAAAGTGCAAAAAGGGAAAAACTATAGTTTATGTGACTGGTGCCAATCCAAAATGCGCTAAGGGGTATGCTAGAATATAAAGTATTGGGGTGTAACTCAGATGGTAGAGTGCCGAACTGTTAATTCGGATGTCGCAGGATCGATACCTGCCACCCCAGCAAAGAGACTGGTATAATTAAGTTGGAGGAACCATGGAATCAATATCAGAGCAGCACAAGAATAAATATCTTAGTATGGATATACCAGACTTAATTGGTCCACCCCTATTAAAAAATTATCCTGGAGATCTCAATAAGGCACCATGGACTCTGACCTCTAAAAAAGAGTATATGGAATTGGAAGAGATTATGACAAATGACATAGTTTTCTTTGAGCCATTTTTGGTAGAAAATTTTTACCCAGAAGAAATGTTTAACGAATTGGTTGAACTTTTAACATCTAATAAATTAGAAGAAATAAGTTATTCTCATCAAATGAATAAGTGGGAAGAAGGGGTAGAGATACCTCAAAAATTTATAGACTATGCAGTTGAAAAATTAAAATCCCTTGTAGGAACTGATGACATACATTTTGGGTATCACATGTATGCACATCATCAGATAACTTCTGAAGGCAGAATTCCAAAACTTCCATTGCATATAGACTGGTCTCCAGGACCATACATGATTGATCTACATATTGGTGGAAATCGTGACTGGGGCTTTGTTGCTAGATATAAAGAGTTTATTACAAAGCCAAACCAGGCAATAATCTGTCAGCCACAATTTGATTATCACTATAGACCAGCATGGGGGAACGACGACCCATCTGAATATTATCAAGCCTTATTTTTTCACATGGTGAATAAAAATCACTGGTGCTGGAACTCAGAAAAGCCAGGTGTAGATAGGCCAGACCATCTTGAAGAGTCGAATGATTTTGGGCAGTACTTTAGAGATACTGAAAAGTTTAAAAACTTTCAAGCACAAAGACGTTATATGTTTGAGAAGTACTACCTAAAATCTTTATATAAGAGTGATGCTCCAGACATTCCGTTTGATGAAAAACCAACAGAAGAAGACGCAAACATACACCAAAGAAAAGGTGTAGTGCCAAAAACAGAAAAGGAAACAATATAATGCCAGCAAAAGGATCTCTAGAATCAATTATTGAAGTTGCAAAGAAAGAAATCGGGACCATAGAAGGTCCAAAAGATAACGAAACAAAGTATGGGGCATGGACTAAGGTTAACTTTCAGCCATGGTGCCAGTCATTTGTTTCGTGGTGTGCTTTTACATCTGGATTAGATGCTAAGAAGTATCCAAAGTCTGCATCAACAGTTGCAGCAGCAGACTGGTTTAAGAAGAATGATCGTTGGGCAGATGCTCGTAATGACGATCCAACACCAGGAGACTGGATTTACTTTGATTTTCCAGATGATGGTGTCAATAGAATTTCACATGTAGGTATTTGCATTAAGAATAATGGCGATGGAACTATCCAGGTTATTGAAGGAAACACTTCGGGAACTGCAAAGGGAGATCAACGCAATGGCGGAATGTGCGTAGAAAAGACACGTGCATATGTTAAGAATAACAAGAAAAAGTTGATGAATGCTGTAGTTGGTTGGGGTCGTCCAGTATACACTGGAGAAGAAAACCTTCCGCTGCTTTCAAAGGTTGGATCTTCTGATGCGCCAGTTAAGTCCACCGTTGCAGCACCTGCTGCTAAGAAAGAATTTAAGTCGTTCAAGGCTGGAGCAAAAGGTGCATCTGTTAAGAAGGTTCAAGAATCACTTGGACTAAAAGCAGACGGTCAGTTCGGTCCAGGAACAGAGAAGGCTGTAAAAGACTTTCAGAAGAAGAACTCTTTGCCAGTGACTGGTGTAGTAGACATTACAACATACAAGAAGATTTTAGGAGCATAAGGTGGAATCAACAAAAAGAACACTTCTTAAGACATTAAGTTGGGAAACCTTTCACCTTGTTGGCGTTGCTGGAATTATTGCAATAGTTACATATGCATTAACTGGCGAGGTTGAATATGAATATGCAACACTTGGCGCACTTGGTTATATTCTGTGGGAAGCGCTTGGATATTTTATTCATGAACGAGTGTGGGCAAACTTTGGAAAGGGGATTAGATAATGCGTATTAAAATAATTAAGGCAGTAGTAAAACTTCTTGGTTATGAATGGGGCGGAGATAAATTGAATGCACCAATCTGGACTGTAAAAGAAAAGAAAAAGAATAAGTAATGGCATACGTTATTACTGATGCATGTGTAGATATAAAAGATAGATCTTGTATCGCAGAATGCCCAGTCGACTGCATCTATGAGGGTGGCAGAATGCTGTATATCAATCAAGATGAGTGTATCGACTGTGGAGCCTGTGCACCAGCATGTCCAACAGATGCAATCTTTTGGGATGAAGAGTTGCCTAAAGATAAAGAAAAGTTTAAAAGAATTAATCAAGAGTTTTTTATACCAATCGGCAACTTAGATGGTGCCAGGTATCATACTCAGATTCATTTAGATCACGAAGAGATAAAGGATATCTAATGCCAGTTTATGAGTATATGTGTTCATGCAATAGTGAAGTTGTGCAGTTTAACACTAGTATAGCCAATTACAAAGAAATCTATCCATGCGATGCATGCGGAAATGATATGAGTAGACACTATACACCAATAGGAGCCGTATTTTCTGGATCAGGATTTTACTCCACGGACAATAGAAAAAAGTAGGATGCAAACAATATTTGTAATGATACCAAGTTTATTTGATAGTTCTATTCAAAAAACTGTTGAAGACTGCATAGCAAAAGCAACATATCCAGATAGAATAACTTTTGCTCTTTCATTACAGGGCGTGTCAAATGTTGATTTTTCTCATATTAAAAATGAAAAAAAAATAATTGTATTAGACAGCAATATTGTTTATGGAATAGGTAAAACAAGATATCAACTTCAACAACTGTATAATAACGAAGACTATATCCTTAGCATAGATTGTCATACTGGATTTTCAAAAGGGTGGGATGAGAAATTAATTGACCAGCACAATCTTATTCAAAACGATAAGGCGGTAATCACACAGTTTCTAAGTGAAAGGTTTATGTCTAATTGCACAAAATCTAAGTATGTGTATTCTAGCGATGATCCGTGGGGACTTGACTATGTGCACTCAACAGATAGAGACTTCATAAAAGAAAGGCATATCTCTCAAAGGGTTGCTCCACACTTTATTTTTGGAACAAAAGCCTTAGCAAAAATTGCATACCCATATATGTATTTTTGGGGAGATGAGGACCACATACTCTCTATAAAACTTTTTTGTAATGGTTTTGACATGTATGAACTTGACCGTACATATTTAACAACAACACCTAAAAATGCAAAAGACTGTGAAGATAGAAGCAATTGGTTCTTGTCTGCAATTAAAAAATATCAAACTGATAAAAGTTATACACTTTCTCAAGGCGTCAATGTTGAAAGCAGTTCTAATATTGTGTATCAATCAGATAATCTAGAGTTGTCAAGGCACCTATTTTATTCTGGAACCAGCACAGTAATAGATAAAATGCTGGAGACTGCCAAGTTAATTAAAAATGAATTTAACGAAGTTTTAATGGAAGATTTTAGAAGTACAGAAAGATCCTTGGGAGAGTATCTTGCGTTTCATAATATAACCCTTGATCAGATAAAAAGTATAGTTGACAAAGGCAATCAACAGGCTGTATAATTATCATATGATAAAAAACAAAGAAGCAAAGCCAGACTATATTCTAACAGCAAATGACCGCTGCGATTCTTGTGGAGCCCAGGCCTATGTACAGGTTACTGGGGTTACTGGAGAGTTGCTATTTTGCAGTCACCACTACAACAGGATAATGGATAACGCAGTTGGTTATGACAAGATGATGAAGTTTATGTACAAGGTTGTAGATGAAAGACAACGATTAGAGAAGCAGCCAGAGGTTGATTTGGATGACTAAAGATGTTGTGCTGAATTCGTTTAGAAGAACTGGAAATACTTTCCTGTCAACAGCATTAGAGTTATCATATTTTGCTAACGATGTGGACTGGAAAATGTATAATATAAATAGCCACATGCACAATAAGTTTCTTCAAAGAATTCCACAATCATCAAATTTCTACCAGGTAAGCATCTTAAGAAATCCAGAAGATACAATCATTAGCAACTGCTTATATGATGGAAACTATACATCCACTGATATGCTTTCAGAGGACGGCGCAGAGTCTTTATGTAATCAAACAGTTATATCATATAATCTATTCTATAATGAATGGATAAGAAATAAAAATTCTAAAATGATATTGTTTGAAAACCTGACTTCTGACATTAACTCTGTACTAAACTCCATCTACTCTGACTTAGGGTTAAACTATAGCAAGACAATAACCGACTTGGATGTAATTGATAAGATTAAATTTCAAGACTTCACTAGGGGAGAGGGAGTCTTTTCTGGTCATATTCCAAGAAATTCCAGAGACACAGGTGAGTATCAAAATATCAAGAGGCACCTACTAAAATTCGATGGCTATAAAGAGTCTATGGATATATATAAAGAGATACTGGAGGAACTTAAATGAAAACTCTTATAGAACAAAAAAGAGAAGAAGATTGGCTGTACAAGTATTACGGCAATCATGATGTGACTAGCATAAGAGAAAAACTTGAGTCATACCCAGAAGAGGTCTGGTATTTAAATAAAACTAGACAGCAGTCTCCACCATTTGTTCATAAAGAAACAACATCTCTTTTTGTTTCATCACTTCCAGAATGGGAGATTGGTGATCCATTTGACCCAAAACTAGTTTTTTATGATGCAGAGTTGTGGGAATTAATTAAGCCTATAGTAGAAGTATATGAGAATATGCATGATGGCAAATTTGCTCGTGTTATTTTTTTAAGGCTTCCAGAAGAAAAGGTTGTCTATCAGCATAATGATGATGGAGACTACCTTGCACTTATTCATAGGCACCACATAGCAATTAAGACAAATGAAAGTGCACTATTTTTAATTGATCAAGACAAAAAGCATCTAAAAGTTGGAGATTGTTGGGAAATTAACAATGCGAGACTACATGGTGCTATCAATGGCGGAGATACAGAAAGAATCCATCTGCTTTTTGATATAATGCCAAACAAGTATATAAAATAGGAGATAAATAATGTACGAATACTATGTAAGAAAAGTAGAGAATGTAGTAGATGGAGATACCATTGACGTTCTTATTGATTTAGGGTTTGATATTTTATTTCAATCCCGTGTGAGGTTGGCTGGTATTGATACTCCTGAGTCTCGTACAAAAGATCTTAAAGAAAAGGCACTTGGCCTTGAGTCTAAAGAATACCTAAAGAAATCTCTAAAGGATGCCAAGTCTGTTGTAATCAAGACAGAAAAGATGGATTCATCTGAGAAGTATGGTCGTATTTTAGGCTGGGTATATATTAATGGAGACACAGTATCTCTTAATGACATGATGATCAATGATGGTTATGCCTGGGGGTACTTAGGTGACACAAAGGTAAAAGACTTTGATGCCCTTGCAAAAGCAAGAAAGAAGTCTGGTAAGTGAGACATCTACTTTACTTTACCGCAGACTGGTGTAACCCGTGTCAAAGAACTAAGCCATTTGCTGAAGAGTTAATCTCAGAGGGTGCAAACATCAAGTTTATCGATGCTGACTCTGAAACAGATATGGTCAAAAACTTTAAGGTTATGAGCATTCCAACCTTTATCTTAATAGATGATGGGGAAGAGATTGCAAGAACTAACGGAGCAAAAACAAAAGATCAACTAAAGGACTTTCTAAATGGATAGGGAAGATGAGATTATTGAGGGTTTAATTCTAAACGGTGGACTTGAAGTTGCTGCCATTGACATAAACACTGGAGAAGCACTGTACAGTTTTACTGATAAATTAGAAGAGATTAATCCTGAGTTGCACTCCGCTGCAAAAAATTATTTTTACTTAGAGATGATGAATCTATGGGAAAAGGGATTTTTAGACATAGATCTTGAATCAGATGACCCAATGGTATCTATAACAGAAAAGGCATTGGACGAAGATGCAACTAAGACACTAGATAAGAATTCTAGGCATAGTCTTAGCCAAGTCGTAGAGGCCACTAAAAAAGAAAAGTAGTACAATTGAATAAGGGGTTAAATGGAATATTTAATAGGATCTTTTACTACTTTTTTGTTAATTTTAACAATATCCTTCATTAGAAAGGAAGAAGTTGTAAAACAAAAGGTCACAGTCAGGTATAGTCAGAGCCATATATATGATCTGGTTCAACCACTGCTTCCACATATCAGTAATAAGCCTATTAAAAAAAGAATATCTCAGTCAAGCAAGTATGATGAAAAAACAAATATACGAGTAATAATAGTTGGTGGAACTGCTTACTGGGTAAAGGAAAATGTATTCTATAAAGCAAATGTAATGAATGATGGCGTTGACTCAGAAACAACAGAGGTAGTTGACACAATAGGTATGAGTAAGGTAGAATTAGATAAAATGCTGTTCATCATGGACAGATTAAGGGAAGGACTAGAAGATGATCGTGGGAGTACAGGGAACGAATAGTTTCGAAGACTACAATGTCTTTTTGCGCTCTATGGGCGTAGCACTTTCTAGTTTACCAGAAAACGATCCATACTTTTACATATATTCTGCAGGACCACAAAGAGTTAACTCAATGGTCATGGAGTTTGTAAATCTATCAGAGCGTGGAATGAAGACTAGAGGAAAGAAGATTAAGTTTTATAAGGTTGCACCAGAATGGATTTCGGAAAACATGCCTGATGTAAACTACTTTATCTTCCTGTCAAAAGAAAAAGAAAGTTTGTCAAGGCTAGTTGGAGAAGCACAACTTAATAAAATCGATGTAGGAATTTTTAATTACTAAAGGAGAGCACTATGAATGTTAAAGAACTAGAAAAGATGGAAAAGATTGTTTCAAGCCACAAGTCATTATCCTGGAATGGATGGGACGTAGTTCATGCTTACCCTTCTGACAAGGGTGCAACATCTAAGTTTGGCGCTTACATAAATGGTAAGTGGCACATCACACGTAGATTTCAATTGGGATCTGATGGATGGGAATTACCTGACAAGTTTGCAGTATAGTTATGCATAAGGATAAATGGAAAGATAATGCATCTTGTTTTGAATATGATACAGACATATTTTTTGACAAGTATGAAGAAGATGAAGTTTTGAGGGTTGCAGTCGATAATGTCTGTTCACATTGCCCAGTATCAAAGCAATGCTTTGCTGTTGGTGTGTCCACAAAAGAGTGGGGTGTGTGGGGAGGAATATATTTAGAGGGTGGAGCAATCTCAAAAGAATTTAATAGTCATAAAACAAAAGAAGACTGGGCAGATACTTGGCAGTATCTTACAACAGAGTCTTCTGGTTTATAAAATATTGCATCATAAGCCAATGGTGTATACTTATTACATAGGAGAAAAATGATCATACAAATTATTGGGCTGCCAGGCAGCGGTAAGACAGAACTAGCCAAAGCGCTAAAAGAAAGAATTAATGCAATTCATCTCAATGCAGATGAGGTTCGTGCAACAGTCAACTCTGATCTTGGTTTTACACCAGAAGATCGACTTGAACAAGCACGACGCATGGGTGAGATGGCAAGACTTATTGCAAAGCAGGGTGTTGCTCCAGTAATTGTTGACTTTGTTTGTCCAACTGACTTAACTCGTGCAGCATTCGGTAAGCCAGACATTCTAGTATACATGAAGACTATCAAAGAAGGTCGTTTCGAAGACACGAACAAAATGTTTGAAGAGCCAATAAACTTTGATGTAGTTTATAATGATCACGAACTAAATCCAGATCAAAAGGCTACGCAGATTATAACAAATTTTGATCTTCATGATTGGTCTGCACCTACAACACTTATGCTAGGTAGGTACCAGCCATGGCACGAAGGCCACCACGCTCTTTACAAAGAAGCGGGGAAGAGAACAGAACAAGTACTACTGGGAGTCCGTAATACATACAACACAAGCGAGAAAGACCCACTCACCTTTGATCAGGTAAAGGGCTACATCGCTAAGGATGAGTTCATGGATGGAGCATTAGTATTAAGACTACCTAACATTACCAATATTGTATATGGTCGTGATGTAGGATATAAGATTGAGCAAGTGGATTTGGGGGCAGACATTCATGCTATTAGCGCTACTGAAAAACGCAAGCAGTTGGGTATATAGTATACTCTTTGACAACAAGATCGCAGACAATGAGATGCGGGTAATGTATGGATGGGAGCCAGATGAAAGTGAAAAAGAGTAGGTCTCTTGCAAAGTCCTTAACTTGGAGAGTTGTTGCGCTTACAACAACATTTGTAACCCTGTATGCCTTAAGTAAGGATATCAACATGGCTACCATAGCAACATTAATAACTAATGCTGTTAACTTTGTTGCGTATTACTACCATGAAAGAATTTGGAATGCTGTTAGGTGGGGTAAAGAATGACAGTAACCAAGGCAAGATCATTTGTTAAGGCATTAAGTTATCGCATATGGGGAACTCTTTCCTCTGTTGCTGTTGCCTATGTTATTACAAGAAATGCTGGTCTTTCCGTAACGATTGCGTTTTGGGAAACGGTAGTTAAAGTATTTATTTACTACGCACATGAGCGTGGTTGGAACTATATTCAATGGGGTAGAAAATGATGCAATATTGGTCTTGGCTTTTAGCAGTAATTGGTGTAACTGGTATCTTCTTGGTTGGAAGAAAGACTATCTGGGGATGGCTAATACTATGTGTAAATGAGTGCTTGTGGATTGCTTATGCACTTGCCACAGATCAGTATGGATTTATAGCAATGGCTCTTGCTTATGCAGCAGTATATATTAAATCATACGTACACTGGAGAAAAGAGGAATAATGTATACAGACTCAATGAGAAGAGCATTTAGATCTTTAGATAGTTTTTCTCCTAAAGGGTTTTCTTTGCAGTTAGTTGACAACGATACTTTTATTACTGTTAAGGCTTCAGAAAAGCACTTCATGGGTCTTACTGGTGAAGACAAGGTTCGTGCAGTTGAGTACATGATTCGTGTTAAAAAAGCATTAGAAGATAATGGTGCAATCGTGCTATTAGTTCGTGATGGTGGCAAATGAAAAATGTAGAAAGCGTAGTTAACTTTTCAATCTTTTTTATTTTTATGACTTTCTTTATCTTTTTTATTTTTAACAATATTAAACTCTCTAATCAAAAAAGAAAACTAACTGCAGAACTAATTCAAAATAAAATAGACTTAGAGGTTTTGAGAGATGAGTTTACCATAAAGAGCACACATGAGTATGTTGACTTTATAAGTAAGTCTAGAGATGAAGCCTATGAATACATTAGTCAGATGCATGAATCATTTGCTGAATATAAAAAAGAGGTGTCCTCTGTCATAGAGCACTTTGATAATTTTGGAATAGTTGCAACTGGCAATCCGCTATATAGTCAAATGAGAACTTTGTGCCAGTCATACAAAAAACTCGAATCTGCTTTTCCAAAAGAGTAATAGTTTAACTAAGGAGAATAATGAAAGATATACTGTTATCTGTACTAACTGGCTTTGGCTGTGGAATAGTCTTTGCTGCATTTAGGCTTCCAGTTCCTGCACCCCCAGTCTTTGCAGGAGTTGCTGGTATAATTGGATTGTGGCTGGGCTACTATATACTATCCAATCACATTTCCTAGGAGGAATAAAAAATGAATGAACAAATTAAAGCACTACTCGCATCTTACGGAAGATCTGTACTTGGTGCTGCAATCGCACTGTATATGTCAGGCGTAACAGATCCACAGACACTTGCATACTCACTATTGGCAGCATTGGCGCCAGTTGCATTGAGAGCAATCAATCCAAATGACACAGCATTTGGTCGTCTTCCAGATCTAGCAGAAGTAGACTCTGCCGTAAAGAAGGCAACAGTAAAGAAGGCTCCTGCTAAGAAGAAGGCAGCAGCAAAGAAGTAAAACAATTAGGATTGCAGGTCTGTTTATTTGACAGGCCTGCTTTTCTATGTTATAATATTGTTACCTGCCCATATGGGGGGTAAATTAACTTATTCGCTTGAAAGGGGAATAAAATGGTAAAAACAGCACTGGATCTTTTTAATGATCCCTTTTTTAACACCTTCTCAAATTTTCAGAAGGTGACAACAACAACAAACTATCCACCTTATAACCAAATCAAACTAAATGATAAAGAATATATTCTTTCATTTGCTTTGGCTGGGTTCTCTAAGGATGATGTCTCAGTATCGCTAGACAATCGCAAACTTACAATCAAGGGCGAGAAGCAGGATCCTGAGTTGCCAGAGGGAGCAGAGTATCTACACAAGGGTATAGCAGCCCGTAAGTTTACAGATATCTTCACCCTTCCTGAGTTTGTTGAGGTTATTGGGGCTGAATTTAAGGACGGTATCCTAGATATCAAACTTGAAAAGCAGATCCCAGAAGACAAACTTCCAAAGACTATTGAAATTCAGTAGTATAATGGATAACATTCCGTCATGATACATGCAGTTGCTTTTTAAGCGACCCTATTGCTGAGTACGGATAAGCCCAAGGTCGCAACTTGGGGGACCTGAGTAAGTCTATAAAGTGCTCACTTTTCATGTTACAATATAAGTGTCCCACACAGGACCTTAGTGATGGATTAGTTACCCATTGGATAGAGACCGTGGCGCAAGTCAGGTGAATTGCTTGTGTGGGACCTAACATTTGGCGGTATAATAATATCAATGACTGACAAAGAGTTAGACCATTACAATAAGCAGCAGTATAAGGACAGGCTTGCAGCCATAAAGGAAGCGTCTGGATGTGTAGATTGTGGAGCAAATGGTCATATTATCCTTGATTTTGATCACATAAGGGATAAAAAATACAATGTCTCTAGGATGATTCACGATGGATTCTCTTGGAAGGCTATAAAAAAAGAGATTGAAAAATGTGAGGTTGTCTGTGCCAATTGCCACAGAATTAGAACACACAACAGAAGAATGGTATAATATATGAATACTAAAGAAAAGGTGGTAATACCATTATGATTATTTTTGATGATAGATACATTGATCAAGATGAAGCGGTAGAGTTACATAATGCTCTACTTGCAAGAAGAGATTGGTCCACAGACCCAGACAACCCACTTATTAGCACAGTGTCTATAGATGTGAACCCAGATGAACTTAGTCTAGAAGCATCATTTTTTGTTAAGAAACTAGATAGTTTTGCTAATTCGAGCAGAATTGATGTCAAGCGTGTAGAGTCTATTACTTTAATCAAGATGGATAGAAAGTCTGACAAGCAAGAACTAGAATATGAGTCACCAGAAATTGACGAAGAAGATGGAAACTTGTTGCTATTTATTTCAACAAATAGTTCTGATGCACATACATATGTATTTAATGAAGAGTCTGGTGAGGCAAAGAGCGCAGATGATTTAACAGTGTTTACAATGTTCTCGCCAGTTGCTGGTCGTGGATTTATTGTTTTCCCACAAAAGTATTATGCACTTTCTTTACCACAAGAATATGAAAATCAGTATTTTGTTAAAATTAAATTTAAGGGTGATATAGTGCAAAATCAAGCATCAGTTGTATATCACATGGATATGTAATATGCCATATAAAGTAGGTGCTAAAGGAAGTTATGGTTGCTCAGGATACCCTGCAGTAAAAGAGGGTGGAGAAGTGATGGGATGCCACACAACAAGAGCAGAAGCAGCAGCACAGATATATGCAATTAATCGTAGTGAAGGAAACATAGGTAAAGCAATGCCAAACTTAAAAGAAGGCGATTTCGCCATGACAGCACACGGATCTGATGAAGAGGTCCATGTTGGTCAGGTAGTACATGTAATGCGTGATGGCATGCTTGGTGTTCCTGGAGGAGAATATTCTCTTGAAGCAACTGCAGAAAATCCAGCAGTTTTAATTCAATTATTTGAACAAGAAGAAAGTGGTTTCTGGGAAGCAACAAATCTTTACACAGGTTGCATGATGGCACTTATGATCCCAATCGATCCACTACCACAAGAACCAGAAGAAGCAGAAGTTGCTATGGCAATGTATGATGCATCAATTGGCAAGGCAGATGATTCAATTATGCCAACAGATACATATCAGGGTTGCGGATGCGAAACATGCAAAGAGTTAAATGTAAGTTGTGAAAACTGTCCAGTATGTCAGTCAGAAGGAATGAAGAGTGACTGCTGTCCTGATTTAAATAAGCAAGCACCATGCTGGGATGGTTATGTGCAGCGTGGAATGAAGCCAGGAGAAAATGGTAAGCCAGTTCCTAATTGTGTTCCTGCTGCAAAAGCAGATGACCTATGGGAAGACGATGACACAGTTGAATACGAAACAGATTCAGTGTCAAAGGCTGAAGGATACTCACCACCAGCAGGAGCAAGATCTGCTGCTCGTAGAGCAATTAAATTTAAGGAAGATGGAAAAGCAAATGGTGCTGGAACATCTGTAGGCTGGACTCGTGCAGGGCAGTTAGCAAGAGGAGAATCACTATCTCTTAGTACTGTTAAGAGAATGTACTCATACTTCTCACGCCACGAAGTAGATAAGAAGGGTAAGGACTGGGGCAATACAGCAAACCCATCTAATGGATACATCATGTGGCTTGCATGGGGTGGAGACGCAGGATTCTCTTGGTCAAGATCAATTGTTAATCGTGAAAAGGATAAGGCATTGTTTGCTGATTTCGGCAAGGACTATACAAGAAACCAAACAGAAAGACATACACTATAATGCCAAAGAAAAAAGCAACAGCGTTTAATCCAATTCAAATCAAAGATGGATGGATTGTTAGACTATACAAAGATGGTCGCATCAAGTCTAAGATAGAACCATACACTCCTAAGCATAAAGATAAAAAGTAGTAATGCTTAATTTTCTTTTAGATGGAAATTATTATAAAATAGTATCTGATTACTCTATATATAAAAATACTCCACTAATACATAATCAAACTCTTGTAAGAAAAACAGATGGTGTTCCACACTACAGAGAAGAAAATGTTGAGGCAGTCAGAGTTCTTGCTCCAGTAATAACTGAACATTATGGTCTAAGCCTTTATAATGAAAAAAATAAGCAAAAAGAACTCATTAGATCAAACAAAGAAACTGTGCCAGTTTTTCTAACCAATCACACAACATCATTCCACCACTTCTTAATTGATGCTGTAGGTAAAATTTTATTTATAAAGTCTCATGGATTTAAAGATTTAAAAATAGTTATAGTTGTTGACTATAAGCAAATGCCAAACCATGAGCCATTCTTAATGAAACAAGTAAAGGCATTTCATAAAGAAATTTTTAGTCTATTAGGATTGCCAGACTACGAGTCATGCATTGTAAATATAGCAGATTTTGACAAACTTACATTTGATAGAGTGATTGTTGCTGAATCAACAACTGGGAATATGGATAATTTTTATTCTTCGTTACAACTTATAAGGAATAAGTTTGTAAAAAAATACTCATATGAAAATAAAATATATGTAAGCAGAAAAAAAGCAGTTACCGCAGATGATGGTGGAAGAAGAGTAGAGGATGATGATGAAATTGCAGCATACTACATAAGCAAGGGCTACTCTGTGGTTTACTTTGAAGATATGACATTTCAAGAGCAAGTAGATCTTGCGTCTTCATGCTCAGAGATTGTAAGTTATAATGGAAGTTCTATGGTTAATACTCTATTTGCTCCTAAAAACTGCAAAATCATAGAAATAAGAAATTCAGTAACACAACAGCACGACGCTGCGATGTTTTGGTCTAAGTGGTTTGAAAGAGATCATAGAATAGTTGAATGTTTTGGCGCTCATACAGCACAAGAAATTATTCGTGCTATTGAGAGTTCTGACAGTAATCTTTAAATATTTCTAATAAAACGTTTACATATTTTTCATAGTCTAATTCAATAATCATATTGTCTTTATCTATGGTATGTATCTTTATACTTTGGCCCACCTCTAGCAAAACCTGATTAATCTTCTCATCAATCTGCATATTCAATTGGCCAATCTGTGCAGATTCCGTATGGGCTTTGGCCTAACATTTCTTTTAAATCATTTTGATCTATAAGTTCTGGCAAAACAATTATAGAATTGCTTGATATTTTTTTGCCAGGGTAGGTCCAAAAATGTCCACTATTTGTAATAGTATAATCATCCATTTGATGCCAGAAATAGTTAAGATTGTCTAAGTTATTTTTAAAGTATTCTAAGGCTTCAAGGTTCTTACAGTGAAACCATCCATTAGCCCCTATACGGTCCAGCAGAGGCTTTTTAAGGGCATACTGTGGGCTATCATGGCCTAGCATTAGTTGGTCATTTACAAGCCAAACGTCAAGTTCTACGTCAAATCCAAGGTATAGAGCATTTAGTATGCTCTCAGGAGAATTTTCTTTATCTGAAGGACCACAGATATTAGCCCTATGAGCAATAATTATCATTGATGAAAATCTAGAAATGTCTCTAGGTCTTCAGGGGTTCCAAGGCCCCACATTTCATAGACTGGATAAGCAGATATTATTTTTTCATCTTCTATTGCTTCATTATAAACTGGACAGATATAAAATTCATTATTTGTTCTAATATTCTTTTCTATCATCTGTTTTGCATACTTAACAAAATCTGATCCATGCTTCCAATAATATATTCCACATGTTGCCTCATCACTTATTGCATTTTTTTCAGCAACCGCAGAAACAAAACCATGAGAGTTTCTTTTTACAAAAGACCACTTCTTATCTGTTGCTGTAAAGGTAAGTATTGCCCCATCTACACCAGACTCAATAAAATCGTTTATAGTTTTTTTACTGTTCCATACAACAAACTGGTCTGAGTTTGCAATCATAAGTGGTGCATCTGTATTGATTATTTCTGATGACAATAATGCAGACATCGCTGCACCTTCTAGCCTTCCTTCTTGCTTTACTATTGTGTAGTCTTTGCAAAACTTAGATATTTCTTTGTCTATATTAAAAAGATCGTGATGCTTTTCTTGTACTACAAAAATAAAGTGTGCATCTATATTAAGATTATCATGAATAAGTTCTATCATCTTCTTGTCATTTACTTTGATTAAAGGCTTTATATCCTTGTATCCTTGTTCCGCAAAACGGCTACCCTCACCAGCCATTGGAATTAAGAAGTTTATTCTTTTCTTATTTCTATTTATACAATCTTCAATTACATCATTAGTTAGATATGATCTTTCCTTTATATGCACAACCTTTGCACCGCTATTGGTTGATCCAACTCTTCCAATGTAACTATCTTCAAAGATTACGGTCTCGTGTTTCATGGCACTAAAGTGTTCCATACATCTTACATACATATCTGTACTAGGCTTTGGCTCTATACCGTCTTCATTTGTAACATAGAAGTTCACAAACTCTTTTATGCCAAGAGAACTTATACATGCCTCTACTGTTTGTCTTATACTATTACTAGCAATAGCAATCATTATATTATTTGACTTAACTGTTGAAAATATTTCAACTAATTCTTGATCTATGCCAAGATTATTAAAGAACTTTATAGAGTTTTCTTGTTTTAGTTTCCAGATGCGATCATATTGAGAGTCTGGAAGACCTTTATTTTTAGATAATATCTTTAATTTTTGATTAGTACTTAGGCCCTCATAAATATCTTTTTGCTCTTGATCTGTTATAACATACCTTGGATCTATCTCTTTTAATGCTTCATTTAGAGATTGAAAATGAACCTCTTTGCTGTCAACTAAGACCCCATCCAGGTCAAATATAAACAGTTTTGGCTTCTTTTTCATAGACTAATTGTATCATTTATTCTGGCACCCCTGGCAGGAATCGAACCTGCGACGCTTGGCTTAGAAGTCCAACGTTCTGTCCACTGAACTACAGAGGTATTATATAAGTATACACTTTTGCTATAAAGATGTCAACCCATGCTACAATAAAGCATTATGAAAAAAATAGCAATACAATACTCTGGAGAAATAAGAAACATATTAGATTGTTTTAATAATCATTATGAAAACCTAATTCTACCAAATAAAGAATATGAAGTAGATATTTTTGCACATTTTTGGATGAATAATGAAGAGAAAGACTCAAAGATATATAGAATAGTAGAGACCATAAAGCCAAAGGATATATGCTTTCAGCAGAAGATTGATTTTAATAGGCCTGATATAGTCCAAGATCCACGTTTCCCATGGTATACGCCACCCATGGTTTCACAGTTTTATGGAATAGAGCGAGTTAATGATATGAGGCTTGATTATGAAAAAAGAAATAACATAGTATATGATTATGTTATTAGAATAAGGTCAGACATATTCTTTATGCCTAACTGTGTTAATCCTATAGATCATTATGAAAAGGATTTTTTACATATAAAAGACTTTAATCCATACAAAGATTATGATTTGCCTTATGCAATCAATGATTACTTTGCAATAGGATCACCAGAAATAATGAACCAATACGGCAAGGTGTATAGCAATTTAGATAGCATGATTGCTCAAGGTGCAGCAGTTAATCCAGAACTTCTAATTGGATACAACGTAAAGGATCTGCCGAACAAAAGACACGACTTTCGAATGTGGCCATACAAATATATGCTTATGCACTTACAAGATATAAGAAATGGAAATGTAGGGTAAACTCTGTACATCTGGAAGGACTTGAACCTTCGGCTCTCTGCATATAAGGCAGGTACTCTAACCAACTGAGTTACAGATGCATAGTACACCAGGTAGGACTTGAACCTACGATAACCGAATTATGAGTTCGGGGCCTTAACCAACTTGGCTACTGGTGCGTGGTATTTAAATACCCTTTACCTTTTTGATTGTATCAATTACAAGCATTTTCATACCTAATGCATTTAATTGATAATTGTCTTCTCCAAGATCAATCTTTTCAATCTCTTCAATAATTCTGTCTTTAACAGACTTAACTAACTTATGATTTCCATTACAAGTATTGTCTTGGTTTGTTGTAAATCCGCAACTACATGGCATGTTTTTAACCTATCCTATTAGTATTCCAAATAATGCACCAATAATAAACATAAAGAATCCAACTGTCAAATAATATTTTCTAGAAAAATACTCTACAAGAATACTACGTTGAACTTCTTCTGGAACAAAGAAAAGGCCAGAGCCATCTCTTTTATCTGATGTGTATGCTTTTTTGATCATTATACAATTGTAGCAAACTCTTTTAGTTTTTGCAATATGACATGCATATTTTTATAGATATCTAACCTCATCGATTATCTTATGTTTCAATGCAGTATTTATCATATTATCAGAATAACTTCCTGGCTCAGGCTTTGCAGAAAAATATACAACATAGTAGAGCGTGTTGGATGTTTTTATTAAAGCACCATTTGCTATAGCCTTTTTTACATTATCAGTACGTTGTGCCCCAGGCCTTTTGCCTTCTCCTGGGTTGCCACCTTTTGCTTCAACGTACTCAAACCTTGTATCAGAGTGAGCCCTAAAGTCTACCTCACAGCCAATCCCAACAAAAGAATAATTTCTATCGATAGAACTAAATCCACGACTAATCAAATCTTCATAAACCCTGTCTTCAAACTGATCTCCACTTCTTTTTGATTCTGATTGAAAATCTCTGTACCATGGTACATCTAACTCACTCAATTAGTTCTCCAAATCCAATAGAAACACCAGCCCTTGGTGTAATAGCAACAACATGATGTGTTCTATTAGGTGGACAGTATAATATGTCTCCTGGTTGAAGAACTTCATCTAACTCAACTTCTTGCTTATCTTCAGACCAAATTTTCCAATTACCTTTTCCACGTAACTGCCAGAAGAAAACATTTTCTGGATCACTGTGTGGAACACCATAAGATCTTTCTTGTGTTGCTATGCTAATATAAAGTTGGTGTGCAGCCCTAGGAACAACTGTGAAGTCTTGAGACACATTAAATAGTTTTTCTAGTTCTTGGATTTCACTATGAATAGCCTCAATTCTATCTGCTCTCATAACCTTAAATCCAAACTCATCATATCTACCTTTATCACCTTGTCCAAGACTCTTTCCTATTTTAAAATCTGAATAAACAAGTGACAGAATCTCTTTCCATGTTACCTCTGGTAAACCTGAGTTTCTAAAAACAAATGGTTTTTGTGATTTAATATTTTCCCAAAGATCATTTTCGTTTAATATTTTTAAGATACTCATTTAAATCTCACAGATCTTTTTTCTGCTTCCATAAATATAGTATAGCATTCGCTAAGGTCTTTACCTTTCATAAAATCTTCTGATTCTCTATATCTTAAAGAACTCTTGCTTGTTTTTAAAAACCCAGTAGCAGGTCTATCAACTATGCTGTCCACGAATACATCAGATATTCTTTTAATGTTTGTTTTTTCACATAAGTGATCAATCATTTTATCAACATTGTTGGAAATATCTTCATAGTGAAATATAATATCTACCTGTCTAAGTATATATTTATAAAAAACCATATACTCCTGTTTGCATATTTCCAAGTATTCTTCCATAGTTTTTGGATTTTCTTCAAACTCCAACTCCATGGCAAGCCTTGAAACAATACTGTCTTTTGGGTTTCGAACCAGTGTTACATATAAGTCATATTTTCCAGTCATTGGGGCATGTGTCTTGTTCATAACCACCCCAGTCTTTTGTAAAAACTGTTCAGCCAGAAAGTGTGTGCCACATCTAGGGTAAGACGGTAATAGGATCCTCATCATTCAAGTATATCAAAGTTTCTAGCCGATGTCCAGTATGGTAGACTTATACTATGTGTCAAACATGTCAAGGAAAACTTATCCCAATCGTCTATGGGGCTTTAGACGATAGACACCTCAGCCTGCACAAAGAGGGTAAGATTATTTTGAGCGGGTATAGAGAAAGATATTCTGATCATCCAACGTCATATTGCAATAACTGCCAAGAGCCATCAAGCGTAGAGGTACTAAGAGACTCCATAATTGACTAGGTGATGCTCACAAACACCTACTATAGAGTATTCTGCATCAGAAGTTAGGCCAACATCATTAAATTTGGCTGAGTCACTGCAATATTCGCAAACTTCTTTTTCTTTCATATTTTTATTATACCATTAATCTTTTTGAGTATGCTATATCATACAGCGCCTGACATAGTTCAATATCCATATTTTTTACTATATCAATTGTTGCATCGTAATCTTTATGTCCAACAAAACTAGCAGAGTAGTTTGGTATATTATTTAGTTTATTCTGAAGAATGCCCTGATCAATAGGACTTGATTGCAAGCCTGATATAGTCTCTACAAGTTTATCTACTTTGCTTAAATCAGAGATATCTACTATAAAATGTGCATTTTTTATAATATAGTGGTAAATCATTATGTATTCAGATATTGAAAACTTAACCATATCTTCTTCTGTGCCAGAAGTATTTTCATGAGTCCTGCCTATTAATACTCTAGAAGATATTGCATCGACAGGATTTCTTATTAATCCAATAATCTTTTTATTATCATTCTTTGATATCTTATATATTAGTTTGGATGATCTAAGACATTCAACATGTTGTTTATTTTTATCTTTCCATGCAAGTTGAAAGTAATTGCTTCCAGATCTTGGATATGAAACTATAACATGATCAGAACTTGTTGTCATTTCTTGCCATCCCAAGTGCCAATTTTAGTAGTTGGAATATCGTTTTCTTGCCATAACTGTATGACTGATGGGTTATCATCTACTGCATGAAGCACATGCCAATATTTATTAATTTTATCAAGTATATCTTTTTTAACTTCATAGTCTGGTCTGTGGTCATCATCTGAACGCATAAAGAGTGCATTAGATCTTATGTTGTTACGTGCAAGCCACATAGATGTTAGACCACGCCACTTCTCTTTTCTTGAGGTAACAATTAATACTGAGTGCCCATCAGAAACTGTTTTATTTAGCATATCAACAACTTCATAATGTGGAAGGGCATCTATAGAGGCCTCATGAAAGGCATCGTAATCTTTATTGGAGCCTCTAACAAGATGCAGATATGGATCTACATTTGCCAGTGTTCCATCTACGTCAAAAATAAATGCAGTTGGCTTCACTATCTACCTAAACTTTCTTTTTATTGTATATATTCCAGTATACCACACAGATGGTATAATTTTCAAATGAAGACTTTTAGTATATTGCCCAAACCAACAGTGAGAATGTTGGAATCAATAGAGTCTGCATCCCTATATAAATCTCCAACCATGGAAGATTTTAATTTTTTATATGACGATAAAATATTTGACCTTGATAAAAGCAAGGATTCAAGATTATATGGCAAGAAGCCATTAGATATCTTTTTGTATAAAAATATTTCTTTTAGAGGAGGGAAAGATACAGTAAGTCTATCTGGAGACTACTTTATGGTTATGGAGCATCAATACTATAGTCACTACATAAATGATATAGTTGCTCCTTTTTTATACGTTAGAAATTTTGTTCCATCTTTAAAACTTCTTGTTGTTTCAAATTACCATAAAGAATTTGATCAAAAAGAATATGATTTTAATGATGGCATAGGCAATATGATGAAAAATTTAATGATTATTAGTGAAAAATGTAATATTGACATTAAGTTTGTTAGTCCATACTCTCAACTAAAAATAGAAAACTTATATTATTGGGATCAAGAACTATTTTTAAAAAAAGAAAAGCACTCATACACCATACAAAATGACATCTATGATGTTATCTTTAAATTAATTAACAAAACCTTTGCCTTAAAAAATAACAAAACTGAGAAAATTTATATAAGTAGAAGGCATTCAAATGCAGACTCACGTAACTCTATCTCCCCAAGATACATAGAAAATGAAGAACTCATCGAAGAATATTTTAAAAGTTTGGGATATTCAGTTCACCACCTAGAGTCTTACAATTTAAACGAGCAGATTGAACTTTTTTCAAAAGCAACCAAAGTCGTTGGGTTTACTGGTAGTGGTTTTACAAATGTTTTGTGGACAGATAGAGATACTCCTATAGATGTAATTGAAATATCTTCTTGGATGGAGTATACAGACAATGCTTGGAGAAGAATAGCGGAGTCATTGGGTCATAACTTTTTCTTTATAGGAATGTCAAATACCAGCAACAGCGAAAAAATTGTAGAAAACTTAAAAAGGTTTAGTAATATATTTGCTTAATATTTTAAGTAGCCCCAACGGGAATCGAACCCGTCTTTACGCCGTGAAAGGGCGTTGTCCTAACCGATAGACGATGGAGCCAATATTATTTATTTAAGTTCTTGTCAATCTGTTCAGAATCTTTCTCCCAAACCTTCTTACCATCTTTATAAACAGGCCAATATCCCAAGGCTCTCCAGTCCATCTTCGTAATCTTAGGCTCTTTTGGCACACCACACCCTATAATCACTCATTGTCTGGTGCTTATCCCAGTACTCAATGTCTTCTTTATCCATTTTGCAAGTAGGGCAGATCATTGTCTATGCCGTTTCTTATTACCAAACTTAGATTTAACTTCAGCCTTAGCCTGATTAACTATGGCGTTCGTAATGTCTTCAAGGTTAAACTCTTCATCAAACTGTGCTTCGTTCATTTGCATACCCTTCGTTAATCGCTCTTGCAACACCCTTAAATCCATTATATACGAAGAAAGCAACAATTGCAAGGGGACCAAGCAATGCAATCAGAAATGAAATCAAGGTAAGTAGCATAAGCAAATCTGCACTTACTGTTCCCCAAACCTTCAACTCTGCTTTAACACATTCTTTAAATGTATAAACAAACACGCCAAGACTACACAATATCCATAATAGTTTAATCACACTAACTCCTTCTTTAATAACTCAAGCATATCATCTGCCTGCTCTTTATTCAAACCCATAAGTTCATACTTAGGAAAGCCAACCTTATCATTTTTATCCCAGTAATCAGTACCTTCAAGATATTCAATAGCCTGTTTAATTTTACGTCTTAGGTTGTCAGCAAGCCACATCATTGCATCTTCCTCTTCATCAAAATCTTTTGTATTAAGATCACTTCCCACATATCCAACATGGTGTGCAGAATATGTTGGGGCATTGCCATAAGACCACTTCTTCTCAATCCAGAAGTGACAATCTCTATCCTTATGATGATCTAAACTAACATACTTGTAGTATTTTTCAGTAAGTACCGTGATTTCTTCTTCAAGTGTCATTCATAAACCTCCCACTCACATTTTCCATTATCAGTTCCGTCCCACCTTTTGTATTCTTCTATAACTTTATCACAGTTGCAGCATTCTTCCATAGCCTCTGGCATTTTATATGAAAGAGTTGACCAGTGCCAACAGTGTTTAAATAGATTAGTTGCCATCTAAAATATCAAATATCTTCTTGGCAATGTAATGCTCTGGTGGAGGATTTCCACGGTAGTCAGTTTTTGCTAAACTCTTAGCAAGATCACGAATCTTATCAATCTTCTGCTCTTCAGCAATACGCTTACGCCAATAAGCCTCAGTAGAATGTCCATCTGGACTCCAGTCTTGAACCATAGTGATATTATTAATTGCTGAATTAGTGTCACTTACTTTGAAATGGTCGTGATGATCTTTGTTCTCTTTTGCTACCTGATTTACTTTTGACATTACTTTAATATCTCCATAATCTCTTTTCTGATTTCAACCCAATCTTCTTCATGAAAATACCAGCGATTTGCTTCCTGATTAGTTACATAGTCAAGAACATCTTGCTTTGTACCCCAAACAATATCGTTGATAATCTCTTCTTTTAATTCATTAAACTCTTCATCATTTCCGCAACCTTCTAATGCATCGCATCCAGAGCAAGATCCATATCCAATAACGGTAAACGCATATTTGTCCCCATTTTTTAGCAGGTATACATAATCACCCTGATAATATCCAAGAGTCCAATCTTTAATAATATCACCCTGAGTTTCAACTATTCCATCATAACTCATAGGTGGTGAATAGTATTCGTATGTCATCTTAACTCCTTCTCAATAGCCTGAATAGTGTCACAAGGATAAGAACCATTATCACAATGCTTACATTCTTCACCCCATTGGTCAAACTTATGTAATTCCATTACTGCATTTATGGCTTTCATTTCCTTGCGTATTAACTTATTCAAATCTTCTATTATAGCAATATAAGGCAATTCATCGTGTGTCACTGATTTCTCATCCCACCGACTTGGTATTCCATCTTCAATAAAGTGTATTTGTTTATCATTAATCTTTTTCTGTAAACCATCAGTCATTATAAATGCCCCTTAAAGTAATCACATTCTTCACAATATTCATCTGAATCCCCGCACTGATCGCAATGATAATATTTTATTTCATGATTATCGCATGTCTCCCAATGGTAGTCATGCCCATACTCTGCATACTCATGAATACATGCACTCATAGCAGCCTCTTTAGTATCAAATCGGGGATCATCAAGAGTAGCCTCTGGAATTATTTCAAAATCATCATCATCTACATCTGAAGCAAAACCCATAACATATGTAAACCCACCTGCTGGATGTTTTCTAACTAAATAATAATTATCTGCACTCATGTGTAATCCTTCTCAATAATCAAATACCAATGTATAAAAGTAATGCTCAATGATCTTTCTCTTGGGTAGAACTCAATTGCAAAACCCCAGGAATCAGTGACACCACCCTTTAACCACCCCTTTGTAAAGTATCTCATGCTCGTGCCGTTTTTTCAAGGTAGTGAATCACATCACAATCTATATCACAAAGATCTAAAGAGATAATATCTGCCACAATATCTGATCTAATTGAGTTCATAATTGCTCTGGTTAATTGCTCATCAATATCTAACTCAAGGTTAACATACTTAACCCAAGGTTTGCGTAGTGTATATGGACCTATTTTCATGTATCCATCATAGCACTAAGACCCTTGGTTACGCAAGTCTCAATGCTATCTCCGTACCTATGATTAAACATTTGACCAGTCTCCCAAGGAAAACCCTCTTCTGTGATTAAATAAGTATTTATAGAATCAGGGTTTGTATCACCTGAAACTCTTCCAATGGTATAGGTTTTAATTAAAGTTTTGTTAACATAAATAGGAACATGAATAGGCATCAGTATCCTCCAAGGCATTCATTGCGGGTATGAAACAATCTAATCTTTGTCATAATTTTGCGGGATGGAGCATAAAGATCTTCCTTACATGATAAGCACTTATAAGACCATTCCCCAGTAAAGAAGTCATGGACATAGCCTTTAGCATTAGCATACTTCTTGGCTACGAAGGTTTGAAAAGGATCTGGTATTTCCATGTTGATCATATATCAAGTATACAGTT